ACAACTCCGGCTTGTCGGTCGGGCCGAACGTGGTGATCGACCCGACGGTGATTCAGCCGGCGGATGGGCGCTGGGAACTGACTGGCCGCAAGATATGGAACAAGATCGATGCGACGGTCAGCGCCAAGGATGCATTTGCAAGCTTTGATTTTCCGAGCAACGGTCAGGACATTCAGGAAATCATAAGGCTGGCGATGGAGTTCGCGGACCAAGAGTCGAGCATGCCGCAGTTGGCGCAGGGGGAACAAGGTACGGCGCCGGACACGGTGGGCGGCATGACCCTGCTGATGAATTCGTCGAACGTGGTGCTGGGGCGAATGGTCAAGCAGTTTGACGACAACGTGACCCGTCCGCACATTCGCCGCTACTACGACTGGAATATGGCATACAACGACAAGGCGGAATTGAAGGGCGACTTCCAGGTGGATGCACGCGGCAGCTCGGCGTTGCTGGTGCGCGATATGATGCATCAGACCATGTTGAGCCTGGGCCAGTATCAAGCCAGCGGGATCATCTCGCCGATGGTGAACTGGGAGGCGTGGTTCAAGGAAATTCTGCAGATGGCGCATGTGGACCCGACCGACATCATGAAGACCGAGGCCGAGATCGCCCAGTTGCAAACGCAGCCGCCGTCGGCCACGCCGGAACAGATCCGGGCGCAGGCTTTGCTGCAGGTGGCGCAGATTCGGGCGCAGTCGGCGCAATCGGTCGCGCAGTCGAAACAGCAGGGCGAGATTGCCTTCGCGCAGACCGAAGCGCAGATTGCGCAACAGAACGCTTCGGCGGCGCTGCAGGAACTGCAGATGAAGCGCGACCTGGCGCTGCTGCAATACGCGCACGAAAACAAGATGAGCTTGCAGCAGGTGCAGGCCGATTTGGCAAAGACGGCGATGCAGGAACGCACCAAGCGGGAACTGGCCGCTGCTGAATTGCAGATGCGGGCTGACGAGAACGACAGGGCGCGCGCGCATGAGACGTTGATGGCGCCGCAGCGGATTGGCTAGCCGCAGATGGTTGGAATGGTTGCGGCTTTGATTTTGTGTAGCCACTCCGTGGGTGCATGCCGGGGGTAGCCCGGCGGCTAGTCACTTTCTTTGCTTCGCCAAAGAAAGTAACCAAAGAAAGGCGAACGCAAGGATGCTGCCCTTCGGGTTCCCGCCAACCTAGCAGCTAAAGCGGGAAATGAAACAAACTCGCCTGCGGCTCAAACAGGTTTCATTTCTGATCCGCTTTGGCCGCTAGGTTGACGGCAGCATCCGAGCGTAAATGCTCTGGCGCGGGTGGGTGCTGTCTAGCTGAAATGCCTCGAATTTTGCCGTCGGTGTTTACATGCACGGAGCCACGTTCTCTCTGGAGGAGACAAAAGTGATAGGATCGTTGTGCGCTAGAGAAAAGTCTAGTAATGCGGGGCGAATGAGCAGTCCACTTGGTGGACCAAGGGTTGGAATGCTGCAAACACGCAAAGTCTTTCGACGGTATGCCAATAGCGTCAAATGCGTCAACATCGTTGCTATATAAAAATGAAAAACGGGGATTACCCTGAGATATCGTCTTAAAGGTGATGCAAAGTGAAAAATGAATTGATGGCGAGCGTAACCCAATTTTTGCTGTACGCAACTAGAAAATGTTGGCCGTGGATAGGCGCAAACTGTATCGGGTTAATTTCCTATACGGCGCTTGCGCCCATATCGTGGCCGACGCAAACCACTGAAGGGCCGGTGTCAACTGGAGGTGATGCCATCATATGGGGGCTTACCGAGCTTCCGGTTCTTTTTTTATTTTTCTTTGTAAACCTGGCATGGCTGACCGCTATTTTGTGGAGGAAGGACAAGCAGGCAGGCATCGCGTGGAGTGTGACGGCAATTGCATGGACAGGTTTGCTTGCGCTTGATATGCGTGTTTTTCGCCAAGCGGTGGACTTATAGTGGCTGTTGCCACGCCCTTGGAGTGCCGTGTTGCCGAGACGCCTGATGAAGCGTCAAGTCTGCACCCGCATTTCGGATGCACGGGCGGACAAATACCGGTAAGATGAAGGTAATCAATCCATGATCGAAAAGTCTATTTAAGGCGGATCGGATCAATCAATGTGGCTCACTTCGGTGGGCCATTTTTATTTTCAGAGCCACAAAAACGCAACCGAGGGCAGCGCATGACGACCACCGCATTTACCACTGACCGAACGCAAAGCGATGGCGTGATGCTGATTACCTGGAGCGGCCTAGCCAACGGCAGTACTGGCGCTGCATTCATGCAGGGCGACTGGTGCGGTGATCGCACCGCCCAGGTGGACGGCATCTTCGGCGCCGGCGGCAGCCTTGCCATCGAGGGGTCGATCGATGGCAGTAACTGGGTCGTGTTGTCGGACAATACCGGCAATGCGTTGAATGTGACTTCTCTCAAGGTGCGCAATGTCTTCGACGCGCCTTTGTATTTTCGGCCGCATGTGACGGTGGGCGACGGCACGACTTCGCTGCGCTTGATCCTGTTGATACGCCGCCAATTGGCGCGGCCGTTTTGAACGACTTGAATTTTGCCGGAAAAACCTGGCAAGAGATTGTCCGCTGGGCCGAGGAAAGAATGGCGCTTGAACGCCAGCGTAATGACGACGTCAAGCTGGACGTGGCGCAGACCGCACATTGCCGCGGCCGGATTTCGATACTGAAGGATTTGCTCGCGCTGCCTAAGCACAAGGCGGCCCGGGCGAGATTGGATGAGCCGGAGTAATCCCGCTCGTTTGCCGATTGATTTGTCTCCAAGGAGTTCATGTTGACAACCGACGTTTTAACGCCAGAGCAACAACAGGCGGAGTGGAATGCCGTCGCCGCCGAGCGCGAGGGGGGCGTGAAGCCGGCCGCAGAAATGCTGCCGGTCGAGCCGCTCGAAAAAGCGCGATCGGAAGATCCGGCGCCTGTCGATCCGCTAAAGGAATTGCGCGACCGATTTGAAAAGCTGGAGGCGCGCACCCGCAATGCCGAGGGACATATCGGCGGCCTCAACCACAACCAGAGATTGATGCAGGAGACCTTGCAGGCCGCTTCAAAAGCCGCTTCATCGGTCGCGCTGCAACAAGGCGCTGCTGCCCCGACGCAGGGGCAGGTGAGTGAGGCGATGCGCGACCCGGAAGAGTGGGAGACTCTCAAAAACGACTTTCCGGAATGGTCTGTTGCTACCGAGAAGTTCCTGGACGCAAGGCTGGCGAGACTCAAGGGGCCGTCTGTCGACCCTGACGCGATTGCCAGAATCGTCAAGGATCAGGTGGCTGGACAGTCGGCGGCGGTGCGTAAGGAGATCGTCGACGCATCGCTGGATGCGGTGTACCCGGAATGGCAGTTCGATGTGAAGACTGCGCAATTCGGCAAATGGCTGGATGCGCAGCCGGCCGACGTGAAGGCGATGGCGATGTCGCCGTCGATCAGGGATGCGGCAAAAATGCTGGGATTGTTCGAGCGGGCCAAGCAGGCCAGCCCGGCCGCAGACATTGTCGCTGCACGCAAACAGAAGTTGGCCAACGCCGCCGGCACGCCGAGGGGCGTAAGGGTTCCGCCGCAAAAAGCCGAGGCCGACATGAACAAGGAAGAACTGTGGAACCTCGAAGTCCGGCGGCGCGATGCCGCACGGGCCCGGAATAGTTAACCGATAGGGAGTAATGTATGTCAGTACAAGGCTATAGCAGCGCCGCTTCGCGGAACCTTATCCGCGCGGCACAAGGGATGCTCGAACACGCGCAACCGATCATCGTTCTCGGTGACTTCGGCGAGCAACGCGAGATGCCGAAAAACAATACCGATACGCTGGTTTTCCGCCGTGTGCTGCCGTTCGGCGCGGTGACTACCGGTTCCGGCATCAATAGCGCACAGTATGTCGGCACGCCGCAGATCGCCGCCAACAACTTTATCTTGTCGGAGGGCGTGACGCCGAACAGCAACACGATTTCTTTCCAGGACGTGAGTGTCACGCTGCAAAATTTCGGTGTGCTATTCAAGTACAGCTCGAAGGTAGAGAATCTGTATGAAGACGATGTGCCGGGCGAGATGACCAAGTTGGTCGGCGAGACCATGGGTGAAATCCTGGAGTTGGTGCGCTACGGCATTTTGAAGGCCGGTACGCAGGTGGTATACGCAAACGGTTCAAGCCGTGGCTCGGTGAATACACCGATCAGCTTGAACAAGTTGCGTTCGGCTGCCCGCGTGCTGGAATCGAATCGTGCGCGCCGCGTTACGCAGCGTCTTGCCCCTTCGGTCAATTTCGGCACCAAGCCTGTGCAGCCCGCTTACATCGTGTTCGTTCACACTGACGGCGAAGCGGACACTCGCAACTTGCCGAACTTCACCCGCGCGGAGGAATACTCGGCGTTCAAACCTATCCACGATCGCGAGATCGGCGCGTGCGAACAGTTCCGGTTCATCACGTCGCCGTTGCTCGCGCCGTTCGCCGGCAGCGGTTCCGCCACTGTCAACGGCATGGTATCGAACGGCGGCTCCAACGTCGATGTGTACCCGTTCCTGGTGATTGCGGAGTCGGCCTGGGGACAGGTGGCGTTGAAGGGCATGAATGCGATCACGCCGACCGTGTTGAAGTCCAGCACGATCAGCCATGCCAATCCCCTGGGAATGTTCGGTTATGTGGGCGCCAGCACCTGGTTCAATGCAGTGCGCTTGAACGAGGGGTTCATGACGCGCGTCGAGTGCGGCGTGACGTCGTTGTAATCGGGAGCCTGACATGATTGAACTTAAAAAGCGCCTGTTGGGGCTGCCGTCCAGAGAGGAGGCGTTTCAGTTGATCAAGACGTTTGAACTCTTGTTTAACACGCAATGCCTCGGTTCTGCTGCGCTCACCGGCGGCGCATCTGCAACGGTCACTACCGGTGCGGCGTTTACCGCGGTAGTCAACGGCGCGCTCGTGGCGAAAGCCTCCGGCGCATCGCTGGCTGCGTTGAACGGACCGACGATTGCGAACGCTGGCTTGCCTTGCCAGGTCTGGTTGTTGACGGTGGATGCGGCGGGCAGCTTCTACACCTACCCCGGCACGCCCGCCGCAACGATCGCTGCCGTTGGTCTGCCAAGTGTTAACGCGTCGAATGGAAATCAAGCGCCGGTCGGCCTCATCACGATGAATAATGCGTCTGCCGGGTCGTTTATTCCTGCGGCCACATTGCTTAACGTGGCCAATCTCGGCATTACATACAACAATCTCCAGGGGCCGTTCTTTCCGGTTCTTCCCGCATAAGGAATCAACGACATGAGCTATAACGTAGGTGGTGCATTACAAGGGCTTACCGCAACGCTTTCCAACGCCGGCATTGCCGGTTTGTCGGGCGCGGCGGTAACTTTCTCAACTTCGGCAACGGGCGGCGCGACCGGCATAGTCTGGAGCAATCAAGGCGCAATCAAATTCCTCGCTAATATTGCAGCGGTAGCCGTTCCTGTGAATGATGCGGGTTCGTCGACCGCGGTTCCGGCTACCGCCGCATCAGGCGCGGCCTTCCGGCCGTTGGTGGCGCAGCAGGCGCCGGCCGGATATAGCCCCAACACGATTTATGTCGGATCGATCTGCTGTTTCGTGTTCGGGCTGGATCGC